CCTTTCCGAGCTCTGAAAAATATAATTTCTTTATGAAATTGAAACTGACCCTTTCTACTCACTCAACATGGTTCTCTCTAACCTCCGTAACTACTTCGCCGAGCGCCTAGCACACCTTAAAAACGACTGGAAAATTTTCCAATCAACCGGTTTAGATCCCCGCGCCACCCTCACTGTCCACAACGACATTGACCTCGACCGACTCGAATCAAGCTTCAAACACCAGTTCACTAACGAACAACTTAGCCTCCGCTACGATTCCGAAGCCTCTAACATCGAACACCTCCTCGCCGAGAAATCCGCCAAACAAGACTTCCCCGCTGAATTCTTCTTACCCCGAGATCTTACAACCCTCCCCGCTAACCGAATTCCACCTTCTGGAATTATCGCTCTCTCCTACGAGTTCAAACGAACTCAGATTGTTACAGCTACTGCTGAAGTACCCGAAACTGGCTTTCAAGTGCACCACCGCATTCAACGCCTCATCAACACAAGGTACCCAATTTATCAACAGTATTTAGATAGATATGTCCGCCCTCTTGGAACTACTGACGCCACCGTCAAAGACTTTTTCAAACCCCAGACTCCCTCCGACCCCCTTGATCCCGACCGCAAAGACCTCGTTCTTTCTCTCATCATTAAGAAGCTCGCCGTGACTCCATACCTACCAGTCCACTTTGTAGACTCACTCTACGACAAGACCCCCCTTCACACTGGCACAGGATATCACAATCGCCGCTCCTACACGATCAACGCACACGCAGTCTTTTCCCACCCCAAGGAATACGAAAATAAGCCTACATCCAAAGGATACTACATAAACGCTTTTCTTGAATCTGCCCGATCCCTCATTCACTGGATCAAACAGACGTCTCTTCCATTCCGCTATCCGCCCAATGATGTTTTTGACGCTCTACGCAAATTCTTTCTCGAACGGCCAACCACCCTTTACACTCGTAATCATATTTCTGATCGAGATGGCAACCTCAAACAGAGGCCCGTCTACGCTGTCGATGATTTGTTCATCCGACTAGAATCTATGCTAACGTTCCCCGCACATGTACTCGCTCGCAAGATCGAATGCTGCATTATGTACGGTTATGAAACCCTCCGTGGTTCAAACTGTCGTATTGACCGCATCGCTCAAGCCTACCGATCTTTCTTCACGATTGACTGGTCAGGATTCGACCAACGCGTACCCCGCATCATTTCAGACCTATTCTGGACTGACTTTCTAGAACGTATCATCGTTATTTCACATGGCTATCAGCCAACTTATGACTACCCGTCCTACCCGGACCTCACACCCGAGAAGATGTTTCACCGCATCTCTGGAATGCTTCATTTCCTCCACACTTGGTATAACAATATGGTCTTCATCACCGCTGATGGATTCGCATATGCCCGCACCTGCGCTGGCGTACCTTCAGGACTCCTCAACACTCAATACCTCGACTCATTTGCAAACCTCTATTTGCTACTCGATGGACTAATTGAATTCGGAGCTACTGACATGGAAATTGACGACATGTTCCTACTCGTTATGGGTGATGACAATTCCGCCTTTACACACTGGACTCTGACCCGCCTGTCAGCATTCATTGCCTTCTTTGAAGACTACTCTCTTCGTCGCTACGGTATGGTACTTTCTAAGACCAAATCCGTCCTCACCGATATCAGAGGCAAAATTGAAACTCTTTCATATCAATGCAACTACGGTCTCCCCCTCCGTCCAATTGGTAAACTCGTCGCACAACTCTGCTACCCAGAACGTGGCCCCCGACCCAAATACACGTCCGCACGTGCTATTGGATTAGCCTACGCCGCCTGTGGTCAAGACACACGATTTCACGACTTATGTCGAGATATCTACTATGAGTTCTTAGACGATGCTGCCGACCCAGAAGACCCTGACGTCGTGCACAACGTACAGAAACACCTCCCAGGTGTCCTGCGCGTCGATGAAACCTTCAGCCAAACGATAAAACTGACTCACTTCCCCTCAATATACGAAGTTAGACAGCACATCGCACAATGGCAAGGTCCACTACCTTTTCAACCGAAATGGAACCTGGCACATTTCATCAATCAACCCGACATCATACCTCCTTCTGCCGAGACAATGTTCGAATACCGCACCCGCAATGGTATACATCGAAACCCGATTCCCGAACTTTGGACTCACCAGGACTAGTTGTGTCCTACATTTTTGTTTTTCTTAACCGAAT